CGATCCTGTCGGTGGCACCCGAACACACGCAGCGAAACGCAGCGCTAGGAATTGTGCCGAGTGCGCCCGTCGTGGCTGACATCACGGTGCGGCGGGATCGATTCCATAGCCTGGCTAGCGAATTGTTTGCCGCATTCAATGGACCCGGCACCGTGTCTGAGCGGTGCGATGCGATGGAGGAAGTGCAGTGGCAAGAAACCTGATGTGTCTGGCCGTCGTGGCTAGCGTCTGGTTCGGTTGCAAAGGCCCGAGCAGCCAGATCGCCAGCAGCAGCAACCAGGTACGCAGGCTGGCGCATTCGAGCGGCCAGCGATTCGATCGCATCGCTACTGAGGCTGATGCGCCCACCCCCAGTCTCCCGGCGATTAAGGGCGAAGCGGTAGAGGGCAGGATCGAGCAGGACCGTATCCTGTCGGCTGTGGACACCATCTACCTAGCGCTCACCGGAGTCGAGGATGAGGTCCCCTGGTGGGTAGCGCCGCTGGTCTGGATCTGCATCGCCCTGGCGATTCTGGGCGTGGGTTTCCTCATCTGGCATACGGGGCTGGGAAAGTTCATCAAGGGCGTTCTGGGCATCGTGACGCCCACCGAGCGCCGAGCGGCTGAACTGACGGCCAGCCTGATCGACTTGACGCCCGAGCAGGCAGTAGCGGCGGTGGCCGAGCTGCGCCGGGCCGACCCGACGTTTGATGCTGCGTTCCGGCGCGCAGCGCCAATTCGCACCCCGAGCCGGACTAAGAAAGGAACGTGATATGGCAAGTTTCGTAGGCGGAATTTGGTTCGGTCTGATGCTGGGACTGGCTGGTGTCATCGCGGGGTATTACGTTGCGAAGTCGAAGAAATTCTGATGCATAACCAGCGGGTTTGTTGCTGTGACGGGGTAGAACCAGCGCAGTGCTGCGCTGACTACCCCGTCTACTGCTTTGATGGCGATACCTGCGAAGGTGGCTGCTGGTACGCGCAGTACCGAACTGGCGTATTCGTTAATAGCCAGATCGAGTGGACCAACGGCGTGACAGGTCTGACGCTGTCCTACGTTGGCAGCACGCAGGCGATCGACCCGGCGACGAATGACGCGTTCTGTGGGTTCCCCGATCCACAACAGTACCCGTACCCAGCCCCAGCGCCTGGGCTGCCCCCGACCCCTGTTTTCCCGAATAACTACAGCGTTCCCATTTTCGCGGTCAACGATCCCACGAACGGGTACTGCGAACTGGTCTACCCCATTTTCAATAAGGATCTAGCGCTGTGCTGGGCTGCGGTGCTGGGTTTCGAGGTGCGCGGCGCGACCCTGATCCAGAAACTGCTGGCGAAGTGGGGAACCAGCCCGAACAATCTGACCGGATGCGCCGACGGGACCGGGCAGCACTGGTACCTGACTGGTGCCGGGACGCTGCGCTATTTCGCGGATATGGGTCGATGGAAGTCCCGCGGAACTGGGTATGGACCTGCATACCAGAAACCGTTTCACATTCAGGACATCGTTGAATGCAGCAACGCCGACGTGGGGACGTTTGAATGCATCGACTGGTGCAAGGAAAACGGGCGCTGCGCGCCCGAGTGCCGATGCAACCACAGTTGGCCGGAAGACCCGACGTGCTGTAAGGATCTGATCTGCGAATTCGATCTGCAGCTCAAACTGCCCTGCGGTGAACAGACCATCAATTGCGAAGCCACGTTCAGGACGGACTGGCTGCCACCCACGTGTGATCCGGTCGCGCCGATCCCCAGGCTGAACGGTGGAAGTCATTTCCCGCTGTCCGATCCCAACCTGCCTGGCGGCAGTTGGAGTCTGACGGAAGTAACCGGGATCGGTGGTGGATGCTGCCCCGTTAACGCAGGGGCCAGCACGTTTCTTCCGCCAGACGTTGCAGCCATCAAGGTCGGATGCAACCTAGTCCTGGCTGACATATTTGACCCCTGCGACCCGATCACGACCCAGACCTGGGATATGGTCGCGGCGATCACGATGGGCGCGACCGTGTTTTCTGCTGAATGCCCGGGAACGTTTCTAGTGTCATCCACCATTTACCTAGGCGTTAGGTTCCGTAGCTGCGGCGACGGATGCTGCCTGGAGGATATGGACGCGGATGAGATCTATTGGCTGGACTTCCTGACCGTTCCCGGTCAGTGCCAGTGGCGCACTGCGTCAGGCTCGATCACGTTCCGGAAGAGGCCCGGTCTATGCTGAGGACGTACACACTAGAGCAGCCCGATGGTCGCCAGGACATCTACCGAGTGGACGTCATCGACGGCAGGCCTGTCATCGGTGACCTGATCAAGGTGATCGAACCGATGGCTGGGCTAGGGGATGCCGTGGCGAAGGTCACGAAGGCGCTGGGGTTTACCCCGTGCGGTGGCTGCGAACGCCGACGGCAGGCGCTGAACAGAATCGTGCCGTTTCACGATAAAGGTGGCGCGGACCTATAGACAGGTCCACAGAACGCCGATATGAAACGCATGCCGGGAATAACCCCGGCCAGAAAAGGAAACGGAATGGACGAACAATCTGAATTGGCTGACGATGGTTTTCCCCTGTCCGATATCGACCCCCAGACGGGGTGGCAGTACGGGGAGGTGGGGGCATGAGCATCCAGCACAGCGAGACAACGGGGGCGCTAGCGAAAGCCCTGGCAGCGGCTCAGCGTGAAATTGGCATCGCAGTCAAGGATGCGCTGAACCCCCATTTCAGATCGAAGTACGCCGACCTTCAATCGGTGGACGAAGCCTGTCGGCCAGCCCTGTCTAAGTACGGGATATCCATCGTGCAAGCGCCCGGGTACTGCGATGGGGTGGTGTCACTGACCACTAGGCTGATGCATGCCGATTCGGGCGAATGGATCGAATCGACGCTGCATATTCCCCCCAGCAAGCATGATGCCCAGGGCATCGTCAGTGCTACCACCTATGCCAGGCGATGCGCCCTGGCGGCGATGGCTGCCGTGCCTGCTGGAGTTGACGACGACGGAGAAACTGCGGTAGGGCGGGGTGCTTCCCTCACCCCGCCCCCGCAGCCGCTCCAGCCCCCCCAGCCCCCCGTTTCCGTGGCTGTCCCGTCCAGTGAGGAGGCGAACCTTCCCCTGGACTGGGACGGCCCGATCCCCGTGGTTCAAGGAATTCCGAAACCCATTTTCAAGGTGCTGGGCCCGCGCCCGAGCAGCCCCACAGCGATTCATTGTGAGGACTGCTACGGACGCATTAGCAGCCTCGATCAGGTGATGGGGGGCGCCAGCCCCCGCGTGACGCTGGTGCTGGAGTCCGGCGGCCTATTCGTGAACTTCAGCATGTTCGGCACCTGGTCCTACCCGGCCAAAAAGGGGGACTGGATCGAGGTCTGCGGCATCACGAAGCGCGGCAAGTACCTGAACTTCAAGTCAATCCGCGCCGCGCGCGCCCCTGAGGGATTCAAGGAAGGGAGCGACCCCAGTGACATTCCATTCTGAGGATGCGCCCACCTGGGGCGAAAACTGGCAGGCGCTGTGCCGGGCATTTCCCGGGCTGATCCGCGCCCCGCAGGCCCAGCAGCAGGGCTTCCACGATCGGTTCAGCAAGTTGAACCAGCACCTGGTGGCGCAGGCGATCGAACGCGCCCGGGAAGCGAAGTCCGGCAGCATGATTACCGTTGAATACCTGGCGAAGGGTTACCAGCGGCTAGTCCCTCGATATGACACCGAGCAGCCCACGATGGCTGCCCGGATCGTCGGCTGGTGGGCTATGGAACCACGGGGGACCGGGAGGGCTCACGGCCCCTACCGGACGCTGGATGCTGCCACGAAGGTCGCTAGGGGCATTCCCGGGGCTGTGGTGAAGTCCTGCTGGGTGAAGCCCGGGGACGGCAGTTGGTTCGGTGAGCAGGAAGGGGACGTTCTCCCGATCGAGGTCCAGCGCCAGGCGATGGCGCACATCGAGGCGCTGTCGATCGCCCTGCCCAGGCTGAACAGCAAGTCCGATCAGTGGGACATCAGCGAACCCAGCGTTTACGCTGAGGCTGTCGCGACCATTCTGGATGGAATTTCCCGCCCCCCCCTAGAACCCCCCCATCAGGGGGGTCACGCGCGCGAGGACCGCGCAAGCACTAGCGAAGCGTCGTGCCGCAGCACGCGTGATACCCACCCGGAAGGGGGTTTGTCAACCCCCCCCTATGCAGTTCGAACCGTCAACGGAATGAAATTGCCCGTTCATCGACTGCCTGAGTCACTACTGAAGCAATTTGAAGAGGCGCTCGATCGGCGGGATGACGGATCGCCCTATGGGGCGACCGCACCCGGCGCTCTCGCTGAGGAAGGAACCGAATGAGAGACATCGCAATTAGGCTTAGGAAGTACGGAACGTCACTGTGCACGGCGCGCCAGGATCTGGACACCGAAAGTGATGTCAGGCTGATGCTGGACGCTGCTGCCCGAATTTGTGAATTGGAGGGGCTGCTGACCAGTTCCATCCTGCGGGAACGCATGATGGCACTGGAAACGAAGCGCCTGCGCGCGAAACTCACTGAGTACGAAAAGGATGCGATCGAGGACGATTTGATCAGGGGCGAGGGATGACTGAGCGCCCCGTCTACGAACAGGAACAGGACGTCCAGAACGCCCTGCAGGCGGTTCAGGTCGCCAACAAGGCACTGCAGGCCCGAGCAGTCCCCCTGCCCAGGTTTCACGTCGCGGATTACGTCATGTACCGCGGCGCTCAGCCGATCTGGTTCATCGAAGTCAAGTGCCGTAACGTCCCGCACTGGCAGTATTCGTCGGTGATGCTGTTCGAACGCAAGTGGAGCGGCCTGCGCGCCCTGGCTACCGAGCAGAAACTGGCCGTGGGGCTATGGGTTCGATGGACCGATGACATCTATGGCCTGTGTCGGCTCGATGTCCTGGCGGATCGGCCACCGATTCACCTGAATGGACGAACCGATAGGGGCGACCCAGCGGACGTTCAGCCATCAGTGAATATCGATCTACGGCATTTCTCGCTGTACACCGAGTCCGGAAGTCTCATTTCAGGGGGTATCAATGGGTAGGGCTCAACGTGCTAAGGGGGCTAGGGGCGAACTGGAGGCTGCCGAGCAGCTGCGGAAGGTTCTGGGCATCAAGGCAGAACGTTCTGCCCGAAACGGGGTCAAGGGGGCTGGCGATCTAGTCACCAACCTGGATGGCTGGCGGATCGAGGTCAAGCGATACGCCAGGCTGACTATCGAAAGCAAGTTTCAGAAAGTGGAGTTAGACGCAGCGCTCGATGGGGAACAGGCGCTGATGATGATGCGCGCCGATGATTGCGAGTGGCTGGTGGTCATGCGCCTTGACACCCTCCCTGATCTGGTGATGGACTGGAAGGAAGCCCTGAGCGAACCCGATGCGTCCTAGAAAGTGGGATCCAGTGCTACCCAGCAAGCCTGACCCGACCCTGAAGCGGAATCGGTCAGGCAGTTGGTATCGCCTGCGTGAGCAGTTGCGTCTGTCGCAAGGCATCTTCCGATGCCGAGACTGCAGGATTGTTTCGGACAGGCTCGAAGCCCATCACATTGTCCCGATCTCAGTAGATCCATCGAGGGAACTGGACCCGACGAACGTGGTTTTCCTATGCCAGCATTGTCATAAGTTGAGGCATTCTAGGAAGTTAGACCCCCCCCATAGCCCCGGGGGTGCTTCAGCGGAACGCTACCGCTACGTACCCTCGCCTTCCCCCCCTCCAGCAGAGTGAAGTTCATTGAATCCATCGAGTGGGCGGAGCGCGTGGCCGATTCCGGCGACGTTTCGACCGTCACGGCGGCCAGTCTGGTGGCGTTCGCGAACCGCGCTAGGCGTGGCGGATACCGCCAGGACATCGCCGACCAGTTCGCTGCCAGCCTACCGCAGGGGATCGAATGCTACCCGTATTGGTGGCCCGTGGTTGCGGACACGATCTGCCGGGACGTCCCCTGCCGGATCGTGAGTTTCAGCGTCCCGCGCGGCCACGGGAAAACCACCCTGGCGGCCCTGCTGGCAGGCTGGGTGATGCGTGACCCCGAGCAGGCCCGGCTGGTCCTGAGCGCCGCTACGGGCCTCCAGCAGGCCCGTATGGCATCGGACGTGCTGGCGACCATCCACCACCCAGCGGACGGCAAGCACAGCAAGTGGAAAGCGGTCAACAATAACCAGCAGCCCGGCATCAATCACGGGCAGGCGAAACTGCGGATCATCGCCACCCACCCTAAACGGGCGGACGGCTGGACGCCCGATCTGGTGCTGGCTGACGAAGCGGCCCGGCTGCCGGGGGACTTCCTGTCCCGGCTGATCACGGCCAGCGCGAAACTGCCCCACGGCATCATGCTGATGACCACCACGGCTGACGGCGACGTCAGCCTGCCCTGGGCGCACTGGCGGAGAACGGCTGAGGAATCGCTGGTGGGGTCTGGGCTGCGCGAAGACTGGGCGGTCCACCACTGGGCGGCGGACCCCGGCTGCGATATCCGCGATCCAAAGCAGTGGCGCAAGGCGAATCCGCAGCTGCTGGTCGGCAGGGGGAATATCACGGAAGAAACGATCAGCAGTCTGGTTGCCACCCTGGGTGATCAGGCTGCCAGCATCGAGAACTTCCGAACGCAGTACCTGAACCTTCCCGGCGGCGGCCTGACGCAGGTAGGGCTCGATGCTGCCGTTCTGGAGCGCCAGCGGTGGGACTGGAAACTGGATGATGTCAGGGGTCGGCGCGCCTGGGCATTCGTTGACCTGTCGCTGGGGGTGGCGCATTCGGGCATCGCTGACCTGTCTAGCGTGGCGGTGGTGGTCGATGCGGGGGAATACGGCCTGCTGCGTACCTGGTCATTCTGTGCCGGGAACCTAGACCAGATGCGATCGGAGCGCCCCTGGCTGTATGACTGGGTTCAGCAGGGACTGGTGGAACACAGCGGTACGGATTCGATTGATTTTCAGGGGGTGGAACAGCGTCTAGCCATCCTGCGCGACTGCCTGCAGCTCGAAACCGTTGGCGTGGACGAAGTGGGCTGGACGCGCCACTGGGTGACGTCGGTGCTGATCGATCGGCTGGGGCTGCCCGTGGAGTCCCGGAGTCAGGCCCAGCGTGAGGCTGCGCCAGCCTGGGCTACCTTCAAGTTCCTACTGAACGGCAGGCACCTGCGGTATCACGATGACCCTGTGCTGGTCCACCAGTTGAGGAATGCGGTCCTGTGGACGGACAACAATGGGGGCCAGCGCCCCGTCAAGGGACGGACTACTCAGAACATTGACGCGGTGGTGGCGGCGGTCAATGCGGCCCGACTGTGGGAATTGCGGGGAAGGTCGCAGCAGTGGATTGCGCCCAGCGGCATCATCACGATATGATGCCTGTGCAGATACTCAGGGCGCGGGCCAGCTTCAGCGCTGCCCGCGTCTTTTCTTTTGGCGTGCCGCGCTAGAGCGGCATCGCCTTCTGTTCATTCTGAAGGTGTGCCTATCTGGCACTATTCAGGTGGCCCTATTGGCACTATTCGATGCGCTCAATAGTGCCTAACTGGCACTATTCGACGGTGGCGCCATATTGTCCGCCATCTAGCGGATATTTGGGGAAAGTGACAGGAAATGTCACGCTGACCCCTTGACAGGAAAAAACAGGACTCAGACTGGGGAAGGCGATGGGACTACTGTCATCGCTGCGCCGATACTTCATTGGCGGTTTTGATGCCTCGATGCTGGTCGATTCGTCGGCCAGTTCGATCGAGGCTATCCCCGGCGTGCAGCGTGCCATCGAGGGCGTCGGAAGCATGCTGGCTAGCGTCAGCATCTGTGCCTATGACAGCGCCGATACCGAAGTCAAGCCTGCTGCCCTGAGCCTGTTTACTGGCCGAGCGACCGAAATGGTCAACGGCTGGGACTTGCGGCGCTGGATGATCACGGAAGCGTTCAGCCAGGGGAATGCCTATGTCTATCTGGCCCGTACTTACAGCGGCGAAGTGGCAGAACTGCTGCCGATCGACCGTGGCCGGATCACTATCGACTGGTCAGCCGACCCCTATCGCTACCTGCTGGACGGTCAGCCGATCGGCAGTAGCGATTTGCTGCATATCAAGTCTGGCTATTCGCGCTGGGCGATGCTGGGCGAAAGCCCCCTGGACAAGTGCGCTATGCAGCTGGAACTGGTCGCGAACCTCGATGCCTGGGCGGCATCGATGGCGAAGACAGGCACGTCGCGTCGGCTCAGTTTCAAGTTCCCCACCCCGATCAGCGAGACGGCGAAGCAATCCATTCTGGCAAGTTGGAAGGCGAAGCATTCGCGCAGCGGCGGCGCTGGGGAACCCCTGATCATCGACGGTGGCGGCAGCATCGAGGGCGTCAGTGGTACCGATGACCTGGCAGCCCTGACGGCTGCCCGTACCGCGGCAATGGGCGAAATCGCCCGCGCGCTGAACGTCCCACTGTCATTCCTGGCGGCCAGCGAATCAGGCACCCAGATCACCCTCGATGCCCAGCGCGCGCTGGTGGATCAGACGCTGCGCCCCTGGGCACGGCGGATCGAGGCGGAACTCCAGCAGAAACTGTTCCCCGGTTACCGCATCGAACACGATCTGCAAGAACTGCTGCGCGGGACGATGAAGGACACCGCGAAGGAACTGACGAAGCTGGTGGAGTCGGGAATCCTGACCCCCAACGATGCGCGCTGGTTCATCGGCATGCCCCCGGTGTCTGACCCGATCGCTGACCAGTTGCGCGTCCGGCTGGACACCACTGCCGGACAGGCGGATGCCGATCGCGAAGACGAAGAGAGCGAGTCCCCAGATGCAGACTGAGCGACGGTCCTATGCCATTCGTGCCGACGTGACCGGAAACACGGTCAGTGGTCTGGCTATTCCCTACGGTGCAGACAGCGAACCGCTGCCGTTCATCGAGCAGATCCAGCGGGGCGCATTCTCCGCTGATCTGGGCGCGCGAAACGTCAGCCTGCTGGTGGAACACGACGGTGGGCGAGTGCTGGCCGACACTCGATCCAGCACGCTGTCGCTGGAGGAAACCGACGAAGGCGTCCGGTTCGCTGCGCGCCTGCCTGATACGCGTGATGGTCAGGACATGCGCGTCCTGCTGCGCGACGGCATCTACCAAAACATGAGTTTCGGCTTTTTGGCCGACGAAGACGAATGGCGCGACGGCAAGCGATTCGTGACCCGCGCGCGCCTGTTCGAAGTGTCCCTAGTTCATAGCCCGGCCTACGCCACGACCGCAGCCAGCGTCCGGAGCTTCGCACAACAGAACGCCCTGGTGGGGCGTTTTCTACGGCTGCGGTTAGGAGAACTGAAGCGATGGACGTAAAGACCCTGACTGAAAAGCGCGCGCAGCTGGTCGCTGACGCCGAGCGTTACGCCACGGAAGCCAGCCCACAGGCTGTGCAGGCATTTGATGCTGTGGAAGAAGAAATCCGCGCCATCGATGGCCAGTTGGCAAACCTGTCGGTTCGCAGCCGTCTTGACGCCGTCAAGGCCGCTGGATCGAACCTGATTCGTGCTGAGCGCCGCGGCTATCCGGTGCTGAACGACTTCCACAAGCACCTGCAGCGTCGTGATGGCACCCCGTATGAGTTGGACATTCGCACGACGCTGACCGTTGGGACGCCAGCTACCGCTGGGAACTTCACGGTCACCCAGCAGACTGGCGAGTTCATCAAGAACCTCGACTTCAACAACGTGATCCGCCAGAACGCCACCGTTCAGAGCTTCCCAACCAACCTGGACATTCCGGTCATCAATGGGCGAACCACGGTGACCGCCACAGCGGAAAGCGCCGCGTACACCGAATCCAATTTCACTACCACGAAGACGTCATTCGTTGCCCACAAGGCGACGGCGTACACGGACGTTACGGAAGAGCTCCTAAACGATTCCGTGGTCGATGTCGCTGCGGAAGTGGTCGCAGATCATGCTCGCGCGCACGGCAGGTACCGCGAAGGTAAGTACGCGACTGGTGTCGGTGGATCTACCGAAGAGGACGGCATTTTCATCGAAGCCGCCTGGAACTCGAACAACCGCGTTTACACCAATGGTCCAGGCACGCGGCCATCTTTTGACGACTGCATCACGATGTACAGCAGGTTGGCACCTGGTTACCTCTCGTCGGCTGTGTGGATCATGGCAGCTGGGACCTGGGGTGACCTGCTGAAGACGAAGGCAAGCACCGCAGGCTCATACCTTTATGACGGCATGAACGGCATGATGATTCAGGACGGATCGGTCGGGCAGCTGCTGGGACGCCCTGTGTACATCTCTGAGTTTGCGCCTGTGTTCTCTGGATCCGTGGAACGTGTGATGGTCTTCTTTGGCGATCTTCGTCGCGGCTATCGCATCGTTGACCGTCAGCAGGCTGCGTTCCGTGTCAATCCGTACATCCGCTCCCTGAACGGGGAAGTTCGATTCGAAAGCGTGTTCCGTTCAGACGCTCACATTCTGGACAACAAGGCAGGCGGCGTGATCATCGCCGGATCGGTCTGATCTGACTCCATTCCGCAGGGCTGGGGGGTCAAACCCCCAGCCCTGTTTCAGGTGACACAATGCCACCAGCAATCAGCCTAGCCAATTTCAAGGCGCATGCGCGGATCTATCACAGCGCTGATGATTCGTACATCACGTCGATTCTGCTGCCTGCTGCTATCGAAGCGTGGGAGCGCGCTACTGGCGTTTCAGCTCAGATCGCTAATCGCACTGCGAAGTTGAGCGAAGAGGGGGACGTGCCGTTCTATCCCTACCCGCAGCCTGTTACGCCACTAAGTCCGTTCTACACCGAGGATGGCAGCGCCACCCTTGAGGTGCCCGACATTCATTACGAAGGTCAACGGCAGGTTCTGATCATTCCTGAAGGTGCTGCGCGCCCCGTATCTATCGGCTGGTCTACTGGAGAGTCAACGGAAGCAATTTTGCCAGTGCTGGAACTGGCGACACGGCTCTACGCTGACCGCGGAGACAGCACCAGCGCCATCGAGGGCAAGGCGGCACAGATGCTGGTCGCCCTGATGCACGAAAGGCCCGTTGTATGACGCCGCGTGGCATGTTCCGGCACCAGTTTGCCGTGCAGAACTACGCCACCAGCGTCGATTCATACGGGCAGTCGACGAAGACCTGGACTACGGCAGCGACCGTGCTGGGCCATATCGAGGCTGCCGACCCCTCACAGCTCGAAACCGTTGACGTCGCCCGTGGCGAAATTACCTACCGGATCGCCCTGCCCTGGCTGGATTCGGTGACCACGAAGTCCAGACTGCTGCTGCAGGAAACGGGGAAGTCGGATCGAGTGCTGGAGGT